TCCCATGTTGACCGATAGACGATGTTATCCGCATCACCTTTATATTTGGTTGGGTGCCTTGGATTGAACCATCCTTTGTAAGTTTTGCCGAATGTCATATAAATACTATCTAGTCAACCTTTTTGGAAAAATATATGGCTCTCTTTGGATTCTCCGATATTTCATTTAATAAAAATGTGGATGCAAGGGGTTCTCTTGCAACCGGTCCCTTAGGATCTCTTGCTGGTAGTGAATTCACTAAAAACACTTATAGGTTTCCGTTAGATATAGGCAATAGTGATAAAGGCCATTATTTAATGATTTATATACGAAAACAAAGATTGAGTAGGTCTCAAGCATCTAAGTTTGAAGGTGGTGATAAAGGGTTTCAAGGCCTTCAAAACAATATACAAAACAAAGCAAAAGGTATTCTTCAAAGTGAGATACAAAATGCTGCAGCCAAAGCAAACAAATCTCTTGTTCATATAGGGAATTCTGTTGGTGGAGAACTGTTAAACAAAGTTAATAATGGCGTAAGTGGAGTTACAGGTGGTGCTAGTGGTATTTTTAATAATTTTTCAAGTGCTTTAGATTCTGCTATTGGCGGTGTTGTTGGTGGTGTTAACAACTTATTTGGCCAAACTAGTGTTATCTTTGGCGGCAACTCGGCTCAAACTCAAGCTGTTATTAAAAATTCAATTAAAAATGTAACTGGCGGAAGTATATTTAATGGACTAACATCATATATTACCACAGATTCAATTGCATTGTATATGCCAGATACTCTTACATATACTTATTCACAATCATACGATTCTCCCAATATTGGTGAAGAACTTGGTGGTAAAGTATTAGGTGCAGGTAAGTCTGCAATGGATGCTTATAAAGCTGGTGGTGGAACAGGAGAAGGGATTGTAAAAGCCGGTGCAAGTGCAGGTAAAGCTCTGTATAGAGAAGGTGCTCAACTTGGTGGTGAAGCTCTTGGTTCTTTAGCTGATAGTAAAAATACTGCCCGTTTGGCTACAGCTGCAGCTACTGGTGCTGTTAGAAATCCAATGTTAGAGATGTTGTATAAATCTCCAAACTTTAGAACTTTTAATTTTGAATTTAAATTTTATCCAAGAGATGAAAGAGAAGCTCTTGAAGTCCAAAGAATTGTTGAAAGATTACGGTATCATCAATCTCCAGAATTAGTTAAAGAGTCTTCCGCTTTTTTAGTTCCTCCTTCTGAGTTTGATATTAAATTTTATTACAACGGTTCACAGAACCCAAACATTCCTCCAATTTCAACTTGTGTTTTACAAACTATTGATATTGATTATGCACCAAATGGGTTTTCTGCTTATGAAGTTCCTAATGAAAATCAACCATCATTGGGTCGCACAGGTATGCCGGTTGCTATGACATTAAGATTAGCATTCCAAGAAACAACATATCTTACTAAAGAAGATTTTGAAGAACCTAGGGAAGCTACACAAGCTAAGGTATAAAATGGCAAAATATTTTAATTATTTTTCTAAAACTTTTTACACCAGTGATGATACTTCACCTGGTCTTGATACTGTTACCAATATTATTTCTAGGTTTGCATTTGAGAATTCTTTAAAAGAAAACTCAGCTGCATTTTACCCATATAACATCCAAGAATCGGATACACCTGAAATTATTGCTAGAAAATTTTATGATAACTCAGAAAGGCATTGGATTGTTTTATTGTTTAACAATATTATTGACCCACAATGGGATTGGCCTTTAAAAGAAAAAACTTTAATTGATTATATTGATTCAAAGTATTCTGCTAATGGTGCCGCCAATACGACAGTTCAAACTGGTATTGCATGGGCTATGAGTACCAATAATGTCCAATCATATTTTAAAATAATTACACGAACATCGTTTGATGGAACAGAAACCATTGAAAAAATTTCTGTTGATGCTAATACATATGCAAATGTTACCACATCTTTAAATTCATATACATTACAAGATGGTACAACCATTACACAAAAAGTTACAAAAGAAACACAATCATATTATCAATATGAAGTTGATTTAAATGAAGCAAAAAGAACCATTAAATTAATTAAACCAGAATTTGTTCCTGCAATTGAAAAAGAATTTAAAAAAGTGATTAAGTAATGGATTTTCAAATACAAAAATCAACACAGTTCAAAATAAATGAACTGGTATTGGTAACAAAAGGAGGAGCAATTGATATTACTCCAATTTTTGAAGAAATCAGCATATTTGATTCTTTATTAATGCCTGTAATGAGTGGTAATATTTTAGTAAGTGATTCTCTTGCTTTATCCAATAAGTTGTCATTTGATGGGTCTGAATCTATACTGATTGACATTTCAAAAGATGCCAATTCGGATATTGCTAACTTTAAAAAAGCATTTAGAATTTATAAACAATCTGATAGAAAAACTGAGGGGTTAAATGAAAAATATGTTCTTCATTTTGTTGCCGATGAGTTTATGTATTCTGACCAACAAAGAGTTAACCAATCATTTAATTTAACTTATTCAGAAGCTGTTGAAAAGATATTGAATAATTATCTTAAAGTGCCTGCTAACAATTTGGGTGGAGTTTATGAAAATTCTTATGGTGTTCGTAACATTACAATACCAAATTTGCGACCATTAGAAGCAATTGAATGGATTGCTAAGAGAGCCGTTGATATAAATCAATCTCCAAATTTTATGTTTTTTCAAAATTTACTAGGATATAACTTTGCATCATTATCTACACTACTAACTCAAGATGAAGTTTTAAATATTAATTTTTCACCAAAAAATTTACAAAATAAAAATGCAATTGATGAAATTAGTTCTGCACGAGGATATGAAGTTGTAAGTCAAACAGATAGCATTAAAAAAACAAGAGAAGGCGTTAACGCTGGTCAATTTATTGGATTTGATCCAATGACAAGAACCATTGCAAAAAAGAACATTAGTTATGGCGACCATTACTCTAGTATGAAACACGGCAATGAAACGGCTAAGTTTTCAGAAATTAAAAATCGTGATGGGTTAAGTAATTCTCAGGCATTTGATTCAAAGAAAACTGTTAATATTTTTGGTGCAGCTAAACAATTAAGTTCATACATTAAACAAAATGACCCAACTTCATTATCAAAAGTAGAAAATTATGAATCGTTCTTATTTCAAAGAAAAGCAATTTTAGCTAATCTTATGGAAAAAAGAATAAAGGTTGCTATGCCAGGTAATTTTCAATTAACTTCTGGTTTGAATGTTAATGTTGATGGCGTTATTGCTGCCAAAATAGAACATGGTGATAGTAATGAAGATACCAGTTTAAGTGGTAAATATTTAATTATTGCTTCACGCCAAATTATTGGTTATAATAAACACGAAACAATTATTGAAATTGCAACTACATCCACAAATAAAGAATTTATTGAATCAAGTGATATCACTCAAACAACAGAGATTTTAGAATATTAATATGGAAAAAGATTTTGCTGGTAAAAATGGATTTATTTGGTGGGTTGGCGTTGTAGAAGATAGACAAGACCCACTAAAGATGGGTCGTGTGCGTGTGCGAGCAGTTGGTTGGAATGCTGATAATAAAATGCAATTACCAACAGAGCAGTTGCCATGGGCTATGCCTATGTTACCTGTGAACAATACAAACCCATATGCACCAAAAGAAGGTGATATGGTTATGGGTTTCTTTACAGACGGAGAAGCTGCACAAGAACCAGTTATTATGGGTGTATTTCCTGGTATCGCATTGAAGGCTGCAAATGCACAAGAAGCATTTTCAGACCCACGCACAGGAGACCAATTAACTTCTGCACCAGTTAAACCAAACGAAAGTGCAACAGGATATCCAAGAAGAATTGATGAACCAAGCACATCACGCTTGGCCAGAAATGAAAAGATTGACGATTCTATTGTTTCTTTAAAGAAGGCAAGAAGGGCAGACAAGGTAGAACCAGAGCCGTATTATGCGGCAACTTATCCATATAATAATGTCTATGAGTCGGAAAGTGGGCACGCTTTGGAGTTTGATGACACGAAAGATGCCGAGAGGGTTCATGTGTATCATCGCTCAGGTTCTTACATTGAATGGGGACCTACTGGAGACAGAGCGGAACGCATTGAAAAAGATAAGTTCACAGTAGTAATTGGAAACGATTCGGTATATGTTAAGGGTGACGTTAAATTGTATGTTAACGGCAACGTTATCGCAGAAATTCAAGGTGATGTATCGGCAACAATTGGTGGTGGAGTTACCGCAGATATTAGTGGTGGCGTAAACATGACTGTTGGTGGTGATGTTAATGCAACCACACCAAACTTAAATTTAACTGGTGATTTGAATGTTACTGGAACAATCAAAGCCACACAAAATATTATTGATGGAACTAGGTCAATGGCAAATGACCGTGCGATTTACAATTCACATAGACATACTGGAGTAAGAAGTGGACCAGACACCTCAGGTACTCCAACCTCTACACAATAATGAATAAATAACAGATGGCAACGATAGACATAGAAAACACAAGAACCTTTAGGGACTTGGATTTGAATTTTACGATTCATCCTGTTCGTAAAGATATTAACGTTCATAAAAATGAGTATGCAATAATTAATTCAATGAAGAATTTAATTCTAACCAATCATTATGAGCGTCCTTTTCAACCAGAGATTGGCAGTAACATTCGCCGTCTTTTGTTTGAACCAGTAGATTCAGTAACAGCTGCACAGATTGAAAGAGAAATTGCAGAAACAATTAATAACTTTGAACCTAGGGCTCAAATCTCTAAAGTAACAGCTGTTGGATCACCAGATGAAAATGGGTATAAAATTGACCTTGTTTTCTTTATAATTAATAACCCAAATCCAATTTCAATTAATTTCTTTTTAGAGCGAATTAGATAAAATGGCAAACCGCTTAAGAGTTACAGAACTTGATTTTGACACAATCAAGTCAAATCTAAAAACTTTTTTAAATCAACAAACAGAATTTCAAGACTACGATTTTGAAGGTGCAGGCCTTTCTGTATTGTTGGATATTTTAGCATATAATACACACTATAATGCTTACTATCTTAATATGGTTGCCAATGAATCATTTTTAGATACGGCTTTATTGCGTGATTCTGCCGTATCACACGCAAAAACTTTAGGGTATATTCCATATTCTTCAGCTGCACCTGTTGCTAATATTGATTTTGTTGTTAATTCAGGAACAACGACACCTGCAACATTAACTATTCCTTCTGGTTTTTCTTTTTTATCAAATCAGATTGATAGCAAATCATATAACTTTGTTGTCTTAGAAGATACAATTGTTACAAAATCAAACACAAGTTTTAATTTTGATAACCTTCAAATATACGAAGGTCAATTAGTTACTTATAATTTTAGTTACAATTCAGCTTCTAACCCAAAACAAGTATTCATTTTACCTGATGATAACATTGATACAGACACAATTCAAGTTTCTGTTAGCCCTGCTGTTGCAAATACAGCAACAAGTGTTTATAATAAAGTTACGGATATTTTAGATATTACATCTACTTCTGAAGTTTATTTTTTAGAAGAAAATCGTAATGGAAAATACCAAATTTATTTTGGTAATAATATAGTTGGTAAAGCTTTAGCTGATGGTGCAACAATTGGTGTTAGGTATTTAATTACGAATGGAACAGCGGCTAATAAAGCAAATAATTTTGTAGCTACTTCTACATTAACCGATTCTATAGGAAATTCACAAACAAACTTTACTGTTACTCCTGTTAGTGCAGCTGCAGGCGGTGCAACTCGTGAATCGGTTGACAATATTAAATTTTCAGCTCGAGCACAATTTTCAACACAAAATCGTTTAGTAACATTTAAAGATTATGAATCATACATTTTAAATAATTACCCAAATATTGACTCTATTTCTGTTTGGGGTGGAGAAAATAATACACCCCCTATTTACGGCAAAGTTTTTGTTTCATTAAAACCAAAATCAAATTATTATATTTCTGAAACAGAAAAACAAAGAATTATTGATGAAATCATTTCACCAAAAGCAATTGTTGCTGTTCAAACACAAATTTTGGATCCAGAATATCTATATTTGATTGTTGAAACTTCTGTTCAATATGATCCAAAGAAAACAACTAGCACAGAAGCTGCTCTTAAAAATGCAATTACAAATTCTATTTTGTTGTATCGTAATACATTTTTAAATAAATTTGATGCTCGTTTTATTCTTTCAAAAATGCAAGATTATGTTGATAATGTTGATACAAATTCAATTATTGGTTCTGAAGCCGCGGTTCGTGTTCAACGCCGTTTTGAACCTCAATTGAATGAGTCTGTAAGTTATACGATTAACTTTAATGTTCCTGTTCATCGTGGAACTTTAACAAACAAATTAACTTCAACTCAATTTACAGTATTTGATGTTGCAGGAACAATAAGAACAGCTCAACTTGAAGAAATACCACAATCTTTTACTGGTGTATCTTCAATTCAAATTACAAATCTTGGAACAGGATACACAACCACACCAACAGTTACAATTAATGGTGATGGAACAAATGCAACAGCAGA